GAATACCTTGTTTGGTCGGGTATGGAAATCATCCACTTGTCAGTACTATCTGCAGGGTCTTCGATAACTCTTGGAATAAGTAAATTATCTACAAATGGTCTATAGTCATCGTACCAATTATTAGTAACATTAGCTCTAATTTCACCAGTCATTCCACCGTGATAATCACAAATATAATCATAAACATCTCCGGCTTCTGGCATAGTTACTGTAACTGTAGATGTTCCTTGACCACTTACTCCTGCAACATTAGTTCCGCTTTTTCTGATATATAATGGATGTCCACCAGATGCTTGATTATCAATAACTACAGTATCACCCGGTTTTACAGTAATAACTCTATTACTAACTTGTGTATCACCTGCAACTTTAGCATAAATTCTATCATCACCAGTTACTTCATAAGCACTTGAGCCTGAAGCAGTCATTGTAATATTCCAAGTTTTTGGTTTATAACTATTATTACGAGTGATTGTTTCAGATGAACCATCTGCTTGATATGCTACAATCTGACTGATATCATTTATTTTATAGAATCTTTCGTGGTCAACTCCTACGAATCCCCATGCTCCTGTTACTACAGTTGCATTACGAACTCCTGTGACAGGATTGACCGGTTTATTAATGTGCCAAGTTAATGCTGTATAGTAAGCAGTTGTTACACCATCAGCTAAATACATAACTCTTAATGAACTTTTTTTACCCCAACCACAATACTTACCACCTGCTGCACTGAGTACACCAATTGCATGAGATGAGAACCAATTTGTATTATTATTAGTTACTTGATTGTTTCTTGCTGAAGTCATTGAACTGGAAGTATCGCTCCACTCCATAGGAACAAATTTAGAATTATTACTATCCCATTCTTCAAAATCAACATGGTCTTCGTGACCTGCATTACCTGAAGCTGGACTACCTGCTTCAATAGCAACAATATCTACATATTCACCAAGATAATTGCTTTTAACAGTATCATCAAATTGATATTCAGTACCTTGAAAATAACCAAATGGCTGTGTACCATCTGCTGTTTTAAACTCGCTTGTAAAAAACATATTTAAACCAGTATTTTCTGCACCATTACCAGTAGGATTAAATTTAGTTCTGTATGTTACACTGCTTGTTTCGTATCTTGGAGTAGTAGATGGATATGATACTAATTCTTGTACATCTCTTTCTGGTCCACATTCAATTACTTTAGAACTTGCTCTTAATGTTTCTGCTTCTTCGTCAGTCAACATCATCGCAATCATACCATCCCATAAATCAAAGTTACAATGAACTTGCATTCCAGCTGCTTCATTAGCTAGAAAATCTGCTTCATCTGTCCCTGGCTGAAATATAACGTTATGAATACGTTTGCTCATTTATTTTAACTCTCTAGTTTTAATACGTCAATAGTAACTGTAACTGTTCCTGCACTTCCAGAATTATTTTGTACTGCTACTGGAACCTCAGTTTCACTGTCATCAAGCCATCCCATAATAGATGGTGTGATTTTAAATTCTGTAGTACCAGAAGCTGTAGCAATAAATTCTGCAATAACACCTGAGCCATTTGATGGGTCAGTTCCTTGTGTTCTTCCTGCGTCTGCAGTTCTTGATGCTGTATCAGAATAAATCCTTACCCAACATTGTTTGTCTACTGTAACTTTTTGTAAAGCGAATGATAATCCTAACGTTGCGTATTCAACAGAACCTGAAGCACCATCTGAGATTGAAGCAGTTGTTTCTGCTTCTTGTACTCTTGAAGCTCCACCTCCACCTCCGCCACCGAGGTCTGAATTATTTGCAAGTTGTACCCAGTTACCTGAGTGTGCAAAATACGCTGCACCTGTACCGTGTACATGAGCAAACATACCGTGATAAGTTGAAGCATTTGGTAAGTCACCTTCTGTAGAATAAACATTATTAAATAATACTTTATTACCACCCATATCTAAATCAGAGGCAGTTACTGCATTAATAATATCCGTGTTTGAAACCGAGCTACCACCCGATGCGTTTAATACTCCGTTACTTGCTGTTAAATTATTACCTGCAATTGCTGTAACAAAATCAGCGATCGTGTCTTTCTTAGAATTATTAGAATCATCAGCATCAATAAATCCAATACTATCTGATGCTACATCAAGTGTTCCACCTGTTAAACTGTTGAGGTCAGTACCACCGCCTCCACCGCCGCCTGAAGCATTAATTGTAACACTATCTGCATTAGCATCAGTTGTAATAGTAACATTAGAACCAGCTACTAAAGTAAGAGTATCTGTAGTTCCATCGGCTGCAATACTTGTTTGACCTGCAACTGCAATACTTCCAAATGTATTAGCAGAAGAACCACCGCTTGGTAATGCAGTCCATGTATAATCAGAACCATCCCATTGTAATACTTCATTACTTCCTGCACCTGAAACATTTAAATGAGCATCAACATCAGAATCTTCATAAGAACTATTAGAGCCGCCACCGCCTCCTCCAGTCATTTCAACCCAAGTATAAGTACCATCTGCGTTTGTCTTTAATACATAATCAGATGTTTCTGAATTAGTAACGTTATTTGCATAGACATGAGGGGCAAGAGGGTCTGTATAATTTAAAATTGAACCACCAGAAGTATCTGCAAGTAATCTTCTCCAAGAACCGTGAGCATAGTACATTGAACCAGTATCGTGAGCATGGCCGATAGCTCCGTGATAAGTACCAGGGTTCAGTGCTTGTAAGCTTACTAGTGTATCATAATAGAATGATATTTTATGTGGTTTACCTGTTAAATCGAAATTACCATTACTATCAAATAGATTGGTAGCAGATGTTGAACTACCTAATGCTAGGTATAATTCATTGAAGTTATCGTTTGATTTATCGAAAGCATTACGTAACGGGTCACCTGTCCCGTCGTTTGCAGATGCTCCGATATTAATTGTTTGCTTGGCCATAGCGTCCTCTTTTAAAAATCTTTAATTTTATTATTTATCTCTAGTATGATATATCGTAATCGTTCTCTAAATACTTTTCAAGTAATCTAAACATATCCGTAGATACTGTATGAGCAACATTATCATTTAAGAAAATTGTATTACCGTAATCTACTAATGTACTTGCCGACCCATAAGCCGAACCACTTAATAGATTACCATTATATCCTTGTGATTTTGCAAATGCAAGTGCACTGTTTGGCGCACTTAGGAATGTTTGTCCTACAAAGTTTCCACCAGTGTATGGAACCGTTGTATCAAGTCTTCCGTTTAAATGTAAAATCTTTCTTTGTGGTAATGATGTAACTAATGTATCATATCCATCATTTGAATATGCATTACCTGTTTGTTCGTGATTAGATGGATAATAGAATTGACCACCTCTGTATTGGTCATTTGTTGTCTGTGATATAATACATGCAATTGTATCAACACCAGTATCTTCAATTTCTACTGCTGCTCTCAATGCAAGTCCACCACCATTACTTATTCCTATAATACGAATCTTAGTTTCATCAACATTTTGGAATAGTTTTAAATTGGTTATGAGTTCTTCGAGCATCTCAATATCAGGTCCATTACTACCTTCGTTAGAAATATTCCAACTGTTAGCGTAACCTTGTACACCAACTAATATATGTCCTTGTAATTCATTTCCAAACTGTGTTACCATTGCAGCACCATTACCACCATTACCATGTAATAATATTGCTGTTGGATAAGGTGCACTTCCTGTTGAAGGCATTCCAATTGTTACTTCATAATCGTGGAATCCTTGACTCCAATTTTTAGTAATTGTAAGGTCAGATGATTCGCTTAAGTTTGCACCACCTGTACCACCAGGTGTATGGTCTGCTGTAACATAAGTACTGTCTACTGAGAAGTTCGTAACTGATGCTCTTAAATCTGCAATGTCTGCAACATCAAGCGGTGAGCCTGAGCCTTCGTCATTGAATAACCTAATGAATCTTTGTTTAGTTTTTCCTGTATTACCATATTTGTAAATAAAGTCACCAAACATTTTAGAACCAGCAAGGTGAACATTTTCTTTTAGTAATTTTTCGTATTGACTTTTATCTAGAGTTGATTTAATTTGATATGAATACTCTTGGTAAAAATCACTGTCTTGTATTCTCATACCTGAATTATAGTAAGTATCAATTGCAGCACTGTTTGCAGCTTGAGTTACGTAACCATTAATATGAGATGAATAATCTTTCCAATAACCTTTATTTTTTCCTTGCTCTTGTGCTTCAATTGTTCCACTTGCTAAAACTATACTCGTGTCAATAGGGTCTCGTAATGTACCTGTGTCACCATTAACATAAGAGAATCCAGAATTATTAATTGCAACTTTATTAATATAACCTGTTTCAAAATCTGCACGAGCATTAATAATTGCATTATCACCATAGAAGCGACTTGAGTAATCTGTACTAGCACCAGCAATAGTAAATACATCATTGTTAGAACGAATAATGTTGTTTATACCAGTAAATCCATTCCAAGAGTTTGGTAGTATATAAAGTAATCCTTGTACACTATCTATTCTGAGTATACTAGCAGTAGCTAATGTAGTTTCTTCAGTAATACTTTCGTTAACATTAAATAATGCAGCATCTTGTATATTAGATAATCTTATTACTTGACCGCGTTTTTCAAATTTAGTAATTAAATCATCTTTTGCTCTTGCAAAAATTTCAAAGCCATAATTAGAACCAGGGTTAACATTTTCAAATAAATCTAATTTACCAATTTCAATACCTGATGTATCAAATGCATCTGCAAGAACAGTAGAAAGTGTAACTGGAGAAGCAGTACCTGACATAGGAGTTATTGCTCCATAATCAGCTGCATCAAGCGCAATACCTAAATAAGGTTGAATCGGGTCTGTAATGAGATTAACTGTTTCTGTATCTGAAATAACAGCATAAACATCCGTATTAGCATCAGGTGGATTACCCTCTGGATATAAAACAGCTGGTAATTGAACGGGTGATGAATTGTTAAACGGTGATACACCAATTTGTATGCCATTTGCTTTTAAATCAATATTAGGATTTCTGTCTACAGTTAAAATTGGTCTTGCATGGTCAAATGTACCGGTTGTCATTTTAACACCGATATTATAATCACTTTGACCTAAAACATAACCTTCGTTTCCATCTGCATCTTCAAGCCTTTCGTATAATTCAAATTGTACTTCGTTTGAAGGGTCTGTATTAATTGCTTGATTGGAAACTAATAAACTAGTATTTGCAACTGAATAACCGTAACCGCCATTAATATAATTATATGTAGCAACTGCATTGACCGCGTTGGTTACATCTGTAACTATACCTTCACCACCGTCACCTTCAAAGCTGTCGGGTTGTATTTTAACTGAGTCACCAATTTTCTTATTTGCTAATCTTGGTAATGTATCGTCAACAATAAATTCACTAAGAGAACCACCAACCTCACCAAAATCTATAGATTCTTTAGAAATGTTAGTATAAATTCTGTCGTATTTTAAGAAAGTACCTTGGACATTATCAATGTAAATAATAGGAGTATATCTACCATTAATTAACATTGAATTAATTTTAGCTACAGAAGCTTTTGCTTGACTAACACTACCTGTTATAACACGAGAAATTAAATCTGCATAAGTGTATTGAATACTTGTTGTATCACTTAAAAATAAATTATCGTTGGGAAGCATCTGTAGGAAATTACCTTCTTTCCATTCAGAGTTTGAAGCTTTTAACATTCTATTAGAAGGATAAACTATTTCAATATCATATTCTTTATAGAATGTTGCAAAGAATAACTCAATACCAGCCTTAGTACCTTTTCTGCGATAAAGGTCTAATATATTTTTAACAAGGAATGGTACAATAGATTCTTTAAGTTCAAGGTCAACTAAATATTTGTTCTTGTAAAATATAAGTAAAGATTTAATTGTTGTATCAACATCTTTATATTCAAAGAAACGCCTTGAAACATAAGTAGATTGATTTGTTGCTGTTTCCATCCACTTATAATAGTCGCGAGCTAGCTGAACAAGTTCTGGTCCATCTTCACGATAGATTGCAGGAAATTGCTGATTGATAAAAAAGCTTATACTTTTTTCTATCTGCGAATAATCTTCAGCCATTTTATATTATTCCTATTATATTAATAACTATTACTATTTGTTGAACTTGTTAGTGTGCCAATAGCTGCTGACGATGTAGTTGTTCCAGCAACTGGTTTTTCATCAAGTATCATATTAACTTGTACATCTTCATCTCTAATTATAAACACACGCCCTTGAGCAGCTTTAATAGTATTTTCTTTTGGTCTTACCATAATTTTAACTGAGCTTCCGTCGAATGCTTCAACAAGAACTGTATTTAAAGTTATTAAACCTTTTGTATAATCTATTGTTCCTACTTTAGGTTTAAATACTGATGGATTTGTTATGTCATCTACAATAAACATAAGATTACCTAAACCATCATCTTGTAAATAAACACAAGTACCATCTATATCAAATGGTGTACTCTTAACAGCAGGTTTATATTCTTTAAATCCTGTTGCTTCTCTAAATGGATAAGGTTTAACTAATTCTGTTTCAAATCTAAATATCGGTGTTTCTCTAATATTAATTTGTGGGCTCCAATCAATGATTGGCATAAGAGTTAATCCAGTACTTAATACTGCTGTATCGACACTGTCAAGTTGTGCAGCAAGTTTACTGCCTCTTAATTTTGTATTAAAATCTTCTAGAGTTGTAGATGAATAATTACTTATTTGGCTTCTTACTAATGCTTCAATTTCGTCTTTTGATTTTTCTGTACTCTTATTAGTATATACAATATCAGCAATAACATCTGCATATATAAATTTGGTCTGTACAAATATTGGTTCAATACCTAATGGACTCTTTTCTGCTAAATAATTAATATAAGTATTTGCAAGTGTTGAACTAATTAATGTTGTTTCTGCATCTAAATAAACCGATATAGCAACTCGACCAAATTGAGGTGGGTCTAATTCTTCACCACCATAAGCACTTACTGCTGTAATATCTGGGAATGCTTGTTGTAATAATACTTCGTAATCTTTTGTTGTTACTGCACGTTCTTGTACTGCTAATGACTTAGGAGCAAAATATCTAATAGATTCCATACTCTCACGCTCTAAACCACCTGCTGCAGCTGTAAGTGTTGTTATTGCAATAGTAGCTCCTTCAATAAAACTTGCACTAAATGCTGAAGCACCATTTGCTAATTCACCTGAACAAATTCTATATCTTACTCTTACATCCTCAAACTCTTCTGGCTGTAAACCAAATTCGTTTTTACCAAAATAAACTGCATATCTGTTATCTAAATAAGGCTCTAAATAAAATACTTTATCGTCAGGTTTAACACCATATATTGTATTAGCACGAGTAAATACATTACGGTCTTCCGTTTCTTCTGCATCAACAAATACCACAACAGAGTCTGTATCAACTTCATCGTTTGTTAATTGAACACGAAGTACTCCGTCACCATCAACAATAAATCCTTCTCTTTGGAATGATGCTAACATTGACCCTTCAAATATGTCAATGCTGTCAGCAGTATAAACGCTAGGTGCAGTTCGTCTTGCAACATATGTTTGATTAGTTACAAATGTAAATAACTCACCTTGATAGTTTGCTGTAAACGTAGAATATTGTGGAATAACAACTGTACTATCTGTTGCGTTTTCATCTGTAATAGTAACACGAACTGTTGCTTTAGCAGATTTACGCGAACGAGGAATATAGTTTAATTCTTTTGCATGAGAAACGATTGAGTTCTTTAGGACGGCCGAGTCTAAAAACATCTCATTCATTGTCATGTTTGTATAGAAATTATTTTGGAAAGTATTAAATGATAGTACATCTAGTAATGCACTCATGTTACTACCTTCAAAGTTATAATCTTTAAATTGAGTCTGCGTTTGCAGATATGTTTTTAACTGGTTTTTTATCGAATCAAAATCGAGTTCTGTAATTGGGGTTTTTGGATTGGCCATCTTATCTTATCCTTTCTAAAATTAAATCAAGAGTAATTGGTTTGTCAACATTCCTGATATAAAACTGTATGAATACATTTACTGTGTTATCGTCATAACTACTCGAAGCAGTAACGTTAATTAATTCTGCTCGAGATTCAAACGTGTTTATTGTATCTCTACATCTTGTTTCAATAACTTTTAAAACACCAGGCGTAATGTTTTCAAATAATAATCCTTTAATACCACCACCAACATAGGGTTGCATTAATCTTTCACCTGGGTCTGTTAAAATTAAATTTTTAATACTTTGTTTTACTGCGTCTTCGTCTTTTAATAAAGCAATATCTTTTGAAATAGGACTAATGCGCAAATCCTTATGGAAATCGCTATATAAATTCGGCTTCTTAGTAATCGGCGTTTTTATATTAATTGTCATCTTGCTATTTCTCTAGTATCTAAATGAATATGTTTATCGTAAATTACAACACCTAAAAATCCAGATTTCTGCGCGTTTTTAACAAACAATTCAATCCAGTCTTCAGTAAAGTTTGCTCCTATTCCTCTTTCTGCTTCTGGAACATCGTTAAAAGCAGATTCAAATGCAGGGTCCCTTTTAATATCTATAACAAGTCCACTAAGGTGAGGATTATCATTTTCCTTTTTTAGTATTTCTTGATTATATTTTTGGCTTACCCAACCATTTGTTATAACCATTGTATTACCATAAATTGATTGTAATCTTTTAAGATATACTTTAATATCTAAATCAATATGTGTATATGCAGGAAGTCCAACACCTTTTTCTTCATCAAATACATCACCTTCAAATTTAAATATTTCGCCGCCTTTCATCACAGCCATACACTTAGGTAAATCTCTATAATCTTGTGCAGTAATTGGTTCTACATCAACACGTTCGTAATCAGTAACTGATTGAGGAACATTATTCGCATTTCCTTCATTCCATAACCTATTTAGGCTATTTATGTCGCCTTGCCTTCTTTCTTTTGAAAATCTTATTGCACCATTACGAATAGCAGTAGATGTGTTTTGATTACCAATAGCTTGTAATCTTTTAATAACTCTTTGATATCTATTTCCATAATCATCTAATGGATTCTTAATTTCATTAATTAGTGCTTCAACATTACTTGCAAGTGCACAAAAACGTGCAACTAAAAATTGCATAGTTGCTAAATCCATATTTTCAAATAAACTAAAAGCATAATCCATAAATCCTTTTAATTTATCTTTAACTTTTTTCTCTTGCTCTTCTGTCAACTCATTACACATACGCTCTTTTTGAGTCATTATATACTTTGTATGATGTTTGTCAATATCAGTAACTAAATCTCCTATTTGGTCAAGGATATCAAAATTATCAATTGCAGCTCTTATTTTTTCATATATTTTAATAACAGAGTCGATAATCTTTTTCTGTATCTCTTCCATTAATTTTTCAACAACTTCTTGTTGTATTATTTCAAGTGGAGTTCTACCTTCGTATCTGCCCGTTTTTGCAAATATTAATATTGTATTATATACTGCATTGATATCATTAATAAGCCCATCGACTTCACCAATTAAATCATAGAATGCATCTATCTGATTAAATAGATTATTCATGCTATTACAGAAACCACCTAATATACTTTCAAAGATATCACCAGCGTAATATTTTTCTAAGTCACCGAGTAATTTATCAGGTACTTGGTTTTGTAATCCATTAGGCGAATAATTAAATGACTCCATAAAGTCAGCCATTTCAAGATTGGAAATATTACCTCTATTAAATCTATTATTTAACGATGGATAATCGTTTGTATTATTAAGTCTAAATGGTCCGTTAATATAAACAAGGCTTTCTCCATAAGAATCACCAAACTTATTAACCATGTTTTGTATTGGATTACTGTTAGTTTCTGCTATAATATTATCAGCAAGTTCTTTTGCAAAAACATCAATTTGTGCAGAAGTATATGTACCATCAGGTTTTACTGTTGGTTCAGTATTAAGGTTTTGATTATTGAGGAATGTTTGACTTCTTCTGTCTACGCAACTACTAGCCATTATGCTTCACTCTCCATAGATTCGCAGAATCCTAATTGATAACCTAATGAATAATATCCACCTGGTATAATTGAACAACCATGACTTGCAGGTGGTGGCATTTTAATACGAGGTATTCCTAATCCACCTTCTGGTAATATATTAACGTCAAATCCTAATACACTAAATGGTGATGTTAATACTGTAGCTAAGAATCCTGCTCCATTACCATTAGGATATGCAATACCTGAAATTGTACCTGGTACAATACTTGGTGCAAATATACTAATTGCAGGTAATGTAATAGGTGGTATTGTTGGAATAGCTGGTACAGACGGAAGTGACATAATACGACCAGGACCAGGAGCACAAGGACTACCTGGTGCTGCACTAATAGGTGGAGGTGCTGCAAGAACTGTAGTGTTTACTGCTTTAGCCGAAATAGCACCTGCATTAAGTGTTGTTATATTTCCTAAGGTTGATGTTAATACTCCAGCGTTCACAGTTGTTGCATTAACTAATCCATTAATACCAACAACAGTAGGAATTACTGCTGGAACTAAGCCTGTGCTATAACCACCGATATGTACTGCAGAAGCATTAATAGAGAACCCTGGTAAACCAACACCACCTGTAAGTGGAGTCGATGGAATTAAACCATTAGCTGTATTAATAATATTAGAAGCAACAAAGTGCATATCAGCTGGAGTTGTTAGTCTTACTGCTTTATTACCGTAAGCACTAAAGGCTAACATTGCTGTATTTTTAATATGATTTGATACCACATTAACTTGTTGTTCTGCTTCAATCTGAACTTCGTTTCTACCGAATATTGTTACTCTTTCTGCATTACCTTCAATTTTTGTAGATGCACCACGAAGGAATAAATGACCACCTGCATTATAATATGATTGGCCACCAGAAGTAACTTCGTTTTCACCGTGAACGATTCGTTTATAGTTACCCATAATCTCTTCTGTCTTATTACCTTTAACATAGACATGAGAATTACCGTTGATCGTAACTACAGAATGACCTGATGATTCGTGTTTAGTTCCAATATTAATTTCGTAGCGATCGCTTTCTGCTCTTTCTTTGACACTGCCGATTGCATCTATTTCAACATAAGCACCAGAAACATGGTTAATTGAAATACGTTCTGCGCCTGGTGTATCATCTAATTCTATACTGTGACCACCGGCTGTTTCTATAACTTTATTAAATGGATATCTTGTTGCATAAGCAGGAGGTGGTTCTGCCCATGTTAAATCTGAATCTGCAATGTGTTGTCTTTGTACTGATTTTGCATCTCTTTTTCCAACGTAAGTACTATCTATGTTTTCAGCTCTTGACAGTTTACTCTTTTGAACTTCACCAATATCTTTTGGTGAACTAAACATTGACATTAATCCTTTTGCAAATGGTGGTATAACACCGATACCATCATTTTCTGGGTCACGCTTTTCTACATACTGACCAGGAATTAAACCTAATACCATAGGATGTTGACCGTCAGCTCCATCTAAAAACATTCCAAAAACAAATGAGTTGAGTGGTGGTGGAGTATGGTTAACATCGTAATTACCAGAAACGCAAGTTGCCCAAGGTAGATTTGCAGTAGGAACTTCAGTTTTAGTACCATGCGTACCAAAAGCACGAACTCTTACTCGCCCCATGCGACCTTCGTCTAAAATATCTTCTACGACTCCGATGAAAAACATCGGATTTGTTATTCCTCTACCTGACATATTTTTTCCTATTCATATTATATTAATAGCCCACCGGAAATACATTATAGTAATCTTTGTGAGCTTTTGAACCAGGTTTTAAATCTTCTGGTTTAACCACCTTTGTGCGCTTACCATCATCTTCTCCAGCATCAGACCAGTCATATTTAAACATACTCATTATTGTTTTAAGCTCACCATTTTCAATATCATTATCTATTGATGTAACTAAAAATCTACCACTTATTTGTGGATTATCTTCTTTATCCGAAGAAATATTTTTTGATAAAGTATTAATTCTAATAATATCGCCAACTTTAACATCAAGTCTTCCATCAGTAATACCAACTGTTGATGTAGCTAATGCGTGCATTCTATAAAATGTTCTTTGTGCAACTAAATTTCTAAAGTTAGTTTCAGATTTAAATGCCTTTGAAGATGTATCATCTTTATAATCTCTAATAATCATAAACTGTTTAGCATTTTCATCAGTAAATGTTTTATTAATAAAATCTTCTGTATGTATATCATTCTTTATAGTAGCGCTATTACCGGTAGAATCTCTAAACTTTGTTAGAAAATCTTTTTGATAATCAAAAGAATGTGAGTAATCAGTTATATTTTGTTTTAAAATATCAACTTCAATTATTTTTACTTTATATGCACCGCCTTGTATCTGGCTACCTGTATCAACTCTTAATGGATTACCAAATTGTGATAATGATGTCATTTGTTCAATAGCATCTTCAGCGTCTAATGAAATAAATGCGCCGTATTGAAATTGTAGTCCACCATTTAATTTTCCATATTCGTAAAGCCATTCATCACTTACAAAATAAAACCCTCTAGTATTTTCAAACCATCTAAAAGAAGAACCTGCATTAGGTTCCATTCCCCAAGTTCTACGACCTACAAATTGAATTGCTTGAGCAGGTGATAAATCTGGTATAGTTAACTGCATTGGATGTTCAGTCTTTTCTATATAAAGATAACGACCTATATCATTCCTTAATTTAAATGCCATTGTACCTGGTGGCAATTCTTCTTTATTATTAGCTCCTGTATAGTTACCCATGTCAATATTACCGTGATAATATTTTTTAAATAACTCTTTAACTATTGTACTTGATGTTTTACCATTAAAACTCGTAATAAAATTTCGTCGACTTGCTTCATAACTTATTTTACTTACCCAGTGCAAAGTATATGATAAACCTGTTTGGTCTTTTCTAATATCAAGGTCATCAATTTTGTATATAAAACAAGCAAGCTCTAATTCTGTTTGTAAATCAAAAGCTTTTATTGTTAAATGTATTTCTTCTTCGCCTCTTAACGGAAGATTTTCTAATATACCAATAGCATCATAAACATCACATTTACCGTGAAGTGCAGATTTATTGACTGCACTATGCATACTAAAAGATGCAATCATATCAGCTATGTCTATGTTAGATTTGTCACCAACTTTTTTGCCAAACGGCACTATTTCCGCAGATGTTATTTCACATCTAGAAGGATTAAATGCACCCTTTTGGTCTGCCATAATTATTCACTCACTGCGTTTTTAAACTGTTTTGTTAACTGGCTTAAAAAGCTACTATCAAATAAGTATATTTCTTTTTTGTTATCGTTTAACGCTTGCTCGTATTCGTATATACGATAAGGTTCCCATTCATCGGGAATAATTCTTTTAATAATAATCTTTGCGCCTTGCTCAGTTCTCAAAATTACTCTATCTTCTCTACGAAGGTAGATAGTACGGAATGATTCGGGTGCTAATAAAATTTCGTCTACTGCTGCCATTTGTTATACCTTCTTCACATAGAAGATGATGTTGTCATCGTTATTTGGGTCACGAGTCCAATCAATAACGTCTTCTCCAATTTCTCCAGATTCTGCCTGGTATTTTTCTACTAAATAATCGTTAAATGTTTGAGGGTCCATTGGCCATTCGTGATATGGGTCAATAATATTGTTTGCCATATAAACTAACCAAACATAGTCAACTGAGCCATAATAGAAGTTCGCTATGTCTTCTGCACGTTCACCTTCGGTAACTGTATAGGGATAATATAGGTATGGGTTATTTGATACAGCACGGACGAAATTAGAGCGTCTAGAGATATCTCTTATTCTACGCCCTTCGTATTCTATTACTGGAAAGTTTTCAAAGTATTTCATTATTGGCTAACAACTCCATCATTATTGACTACGCCACCGCCAACATCAGCTGGTCTCTGTGCTCCGGCTCCAGGCTGTGGTCCGCTGCTTTCTGCAGCACCAGAATCAACTTTATTTGCTGGAGGGGTATCAGTTGGGTCAGCGCCGTAATCGTGTGCAGTTTGGATTTGAATTTCTGAGAATGTTACAGTTAAAGTAATAGCAGCAGGAACACCACCTTTTATAATTTCGGGCATACCACCTGCACCATAATCAACAGTGACACTTTGTATCATACATCTTTTAAATCTCATAAAGTGGTCTTCTTTGACGCCGAGTAAATTTAATTCTACGATGTCTGGATAATTTAAAAATGCTCTTGCAGTAGCTGTCCCAGCAGCAGATTGTGTTGTTGGTAATGCTTTCATTTTTAATCTATTAATTATTTTATTAATCGCTTGAGTATCAGATGGATTACTTGGGTATAAATCCCAGCTGAATGTAAAATTACGTAAATCAACACCAGAGAATGAAAGTGTTTCCTGTGGGTTAACTGTTTTTTGACTTACAACACCAACCGATTTTGCAATTTCTCCAGGAATAAAGTTACGAGCTAAGTATCCAGCCATTGCCATAGCTTGATTCGTATCAAAATTACCCATTTTTTGAGCAGCGCCTTTTATAGCTCCAAAGAGTGTTTGAACAACACCATCGTTTCCAGCATTCTGACCTGCAGATTTAAATGCATTAAAAGTACTATCTAGTAAATTTTCTGTAGCACCTGCAACGCCTGAAAAGAAATTACTTAAACCACCTTCACCATCGTTAAAAGATGCGATACCACTTGCTAAACGTTCGTATAAAAAGTCACGTTCAAATTGCTGTACTCTAATATTTGTGGAATCTTGGAGTGTTCTAGGGAATGGAAGTTCTATTGCATCAGATGATGAGATAACTGGTTTATTGCTTCCAGCTTCATTCGTTAAATTGTATCCAGCTATTGATGGAACAAAACCTAAATTTTTGTTTTCTTCTATTTTTGTTTTGCCAGCTTTGTCCGTAGTTTTTGTAATAGCACTAACATAATCTTTATAGTTATAACTCTTAAATTGAAGCAACAATCCATGAGGCATAGGCTTAGTTGGAAAACTTAAGTAGCTACCCATTGTCTTTCCGTTACGTCTACCGTCGTTATCTCTTTGACTTCTTAGTTTAAGTAACTCTGGTCTAGAAGTTCCTGCCATTTTTTTCTCTTTTTAATAAATAGTAATTGGATATTTTAGATTATTTATACGGAGTTGCGAAAATACATTATGGCTTATAGAGGGAAATTTAAACCAGCAAACCCGCATAAGTACAAAGGAGACCCAACCAAGATTATTTATAGGTCTTGGTGGGAACGAAATGTATTCTCATGGCTTGATAAACATAAAGATGTTATATGGTGGCAATCAGAAGAAGTCATTGTTCCTTATAGGTCACCGATAGATGGAAGAGTACATAGATACTTTCCTGATGTAGTTGTACATAAATATGATGGACTTGGTAAAAAGCATACTATAATGATTGAAATTAAACCTTATGGCCAAACGCTTCCACCAAATCCAGCAAATAAAAATAAGACACCGACTGGTCGAGTGTCAAGAAGATATCTTAACGAGGTTAAGAATTATGGAATTAATAGCGCAAAATGGAAAGCAGCTCGATCGTATTGTGCAGACCGTGGATGGCAGTTTGTTATTATGACAGAAAAAGACGGAATAGCAGGTAAATAAATGGCAATTACAAATTACGCTAAATTATTGCAAGAAGCGAAGAATCAAGCGCAAGGTAAAGTTCATCGCGGTACTACAGTATTTAATGATATATTAGTAAAAGGTATTCGTGCAGGCGAGATGCCAGCTCGTTCAAAAACATCTCGAACCTGGTACAGAGACCAAGCAAAAAAAATCAGCAGAACAGGTTCAGGTAGTTCTGGAGTATCTGGTGCATCAATGATTGCAACTGGATTAAAAGAAAAAGACCGTGCAGTTAATTTTATTGAACCAGGAATGATGTACACATTTGCTTACGACCCTAAACATAAAGCTACACTTCCTTATTATGATAGATTCCCTTTGATTTTCCCAATAAATAAAACAAAGGGTGGATTTATGGGAATTAACTTTCACTATTTACCACCTATGATGCGTGCTCAGTTAATGGATGCATTATATGGTATTACGAACAATAAGAGATATGACGAGAGTACTAGATTAGGTTTGAGTTATGATTTATTAAATAGCGCTGCTAAGTTTAGATTTTTTAAACCAGCATTAAAGCAATATTTAAATAAACAAATGAAATCTCGTTTTATTTACATCAATCCTACAGAATGGGATGTTGCATTGTTCTTACCATTAGCACAATTTGAGAAAGCATCTAAACAGAAAGTTTACGCAGACAGCCGAAAAATGGTAACAAGGTAATAATATATGTCATTTAGAATAAGCGATTTTAAAACAACCATGGATAGGTTTGGTGGTCCTGCACGACCTAATCTATTCGAAGTTTTAATTTCTAAAGCACCAGAACCAAGTTCAAGCATGGACTCTAGAAGTATATCATTCTTTTGTAATCAAGTCAATTTTCCAGGAGTTCAAGTTGAGCAAGGACAGATGACTAATGTTGCACAATTACCAACATCATTTCCAATGCGAATGACTCCACAACCAATTACTTGTACGTTTTTATTAGATAGCGATCACAACGTACTTTCATTTTTTCACAATTGGTTGCAAAGAGTTATGAACTTCAGTACTAAAACTGGCACATTTGGTGCAATCGACGGTGAACAGCTTCCATACGAATTGGGTTATAAAGATGAATATGCTTGTCGTATGAATATAAGACATTATAGTACAGAATCTTTAGGCAAAGGCTCACAAGCTAAATATTATGAAACAACAATGGAAAACATTTATCCGTTTGCTATTAGTGATACTGCATTAGCATGGGATAGCAATGACCAATTTGCTACAATCACTGTATCATTCGCATATGACCAAATATATTATTCCGGTGATAAAGTAGGAACACAAATACAAAGAAAAAGTGGTGGATTACTTGATACACTTTCAGACATTGCAAGTTTTATTGATGTAACGAAACAAACAATAGGACAAGGCAAAATAACAAGCATTCAGGATGCTGTTAACAGATTACAACGAGTTAGAGGTTCATACGATAATCTTTCAGATTTTTTTGATGGACCTACTAATGCACAAAGAAATAAAACAATAGATGAAGCTGGCAAAAGAATGTCTCAAAGAGTTAATGCAGATTTACAGCAAAAAATTGATGCTAAATTATCTGCACAGATACAAGACAAATTAGACAACTTACCAGGCAACTAAATATATTATATGATAGGAGATTTATAGAATGTCATTACCAAAAATTGATTTACCAATTGGGGAATTAACACTTCCATCAACAGGTGAAAAAGTACAATATCGACCATTTAGTGTAAAAGAAGAAAAGATTCTTTTAGTAGGTCAACAAAGCGGAGAAGCAGAATTAGAGTTATTATCTGCAAAACAAGTTATAGGTAATTGTTTACTTGATAAAAATGTTGATGAGCTTGCAATGTTCGATTTAGAGTACGTGTTACTCTACCTAAGAGCAAGGAGTGTTAACAACATTATTGCGTTTACAATTACAGACGAAGATACAAACGAAGATGTTGAATTACAGTTCGACATTGATAATATAGTATTAGAAACTCAAGAAGGTCATACAAAAGAAGTTGTAATTAATGATGAATTTAGGTTATTTTTAAGATATCCAACTATTAAAGAATTTCATCAATTAGTTACTGCAGATAAAGATGACCCATTGCTTGACTATATTATGTTAGTATCTTGTTTAGATTATATTGCATCTGAAGATGAAGTACATTATTTTAAAGAATATAATGAAGAACAAATTACTGAATTTATGGATAGTTTATCTGGTGACATGATAAAGAAAATCACTGGATTTTTTGAAACTATGCCTAAATTAAAACAAGAAATGAAATACACTAATAGTAATGGAGATGAGAAAACATTTGTTGTGGAGGGAATGCGAAGTTTTTTTACCTAGCGCTGAGTCATATTAACCTGCAAAATTACTATGACACTAATTTTGCGATGGCCCAGCATCACAAATGGAGTATTAGTGAAATTGAAAATATGATGCCATACGAAAGAGATATATATTTTGAATTATTAGTTAATCATATTAAAGAACAAAACGAGAGAGCTGAACAAGCAAAAAACGGATAAAATAAATGGCCACGGCAACGACATTAGATGACATTAGAAAACGACTGATACGCGAAGGTGAACTTCTGCGTAACGACGGTGCTCACTCAATCAAATCTGTCAAAGAAACTATAGTAGAAAAGCTTAAACCTGCTCTTGACGGAATACATAAAGCTATGACTGGTGTTCAAGCTTTAAATACGGAACAATCTGAATTTAATAGAATGAAAGCCGAAAGGGATTTAAGGCTAGAAGATTTAAACGAAAAAGAATTAGAAGAGTATAAGAAAAATAACGCTGATATCATTAAGCGTGAACAAGAATTCGAAAAGAAAGATTTAGCAGCAAAAGAAAAACATCAGAAGCAAAGAGAAAAATCAGACCTAAAAATATTTGGCAAAGACGGTATTCTTATTAAAGGGATTAAAAAGGCATTTAGTCTTGCAACGATCGCAGCTGTTGCTGCTATAGGATATACCGCGCTGTCAGGATTTTTAGAAGGTTATTTACCGGATTATTTTGGACCAGAAGGAAAAATAGCTGATTTACCTAGTGTGTTTGAGATAATAGGTGGCATTCAAAAAATATTTACTTCCGTTGATGTAGAACAATTACAGAAAAACTTAGCATTTATTTCAAGTGCTGACTTCTTAAGTGCAATGACAGTTGCAGCTGGAGGTTATGGCGCAGTTAAAGTATTAGAAAAAGGAGCAGGTGTTCTTTCAACTGTTGCTCTTGCTAGAATGTTTACGCCAGGGTCTGGCGACGCAAATGATGGAAGTTTAAAGAAAAGAAAAACTGCAATACGAGTCGGTATAGCTGGTCTTATATTTGGTGCTATAGAATTTGCAATGCCTGCATTAACCAAATTTCTTAGAAAAGACGAGTTTTCACCAGCTGCTCTTGCAAAAGTTCCAGTAAGACCTAGCGATATAGGTTCTGTAGCTGGTAACGCAGCGCAAGCTGCAACGATTGCAATGTTATTTGCTCCTACTGGACCTATAGGAGCGGGAATTGCTGGTATAGTAACATTTATGGGATTAACTGCTCTAGATGTTGTTAACCATAATAAAGATGCTGATACTTATAGCAACAATTACGAAGATGTTTTATTGGGCGAAGGTAGCGAAGTAGGTATATTAAAGGGAAAATTAAAAAGAGCAGAACAACTACGAGATACTTTAAAACTAACTGATGACCAATTAGCTCAATTAGATTCAAATATTGCAAATATTAAAGAAGCTATTGCAGAAGCTGAACGCATTGCAAAAGAAAAATCCCTAAAAGCATATGAAGCTGACCTTGCAAGATTTAATGAAATTAAAGAAAGGCGTGGCAGTTATGTTAATGAAGATGGAACATATTCACAAGAAGTTATAAGTGCACTGTATGCTGAGTCAGCACGGATGCAGTCAATGTCAGGTGGAAGAATATATAGCGCAAAAGCTGCAGAGATGTATGCTCAATCTATGATTAACCAGAATAACGATCCAAATTCTGCTAATTATAAT